AATAAGAGCACCATTTAATACTATATTAGACAATGCTGGCATTGAAATTATGTCTGGCAAAATATTAACAAAACAAGGTTACGGATTAAATGTTGTAACAGGCGCTGAAGTTAATATGATTGAAGCTGGAATTATTGACCCTTTATTGGTAACAAAAAGTGCATTAAGAAATGCGGTATCAGTTGCTACAACAATATTGTCTACTAATTGTGTAATCAATAATTTGAGAGTACAATGAAAGCAATAGGTAGAAATTTAGTTATTAAAAAAACTAAAGAAGGAACAACAACAACAAAAGGCGGTTTAATGCTGGCTGAAAATCAAAGAGACGATATTAGATATGTTGAAGCAACAATAGTATCACTTGGAGATGATGTAGTAGGTATAAAAGAAACAGATACTATATTTTATGACCGTCATGCAGGACATAAAATAGAAATTGGGAAAGAAACATATCACGTTATAAAACTTTCCGATATTGTAATTGTTTTGTAATGAGATTAGATGCTAGTGATTTAAAAGATCTTGGTATATTAAAACATTATAGAATAATTCGAAGATGGGCTTGCAAGAATAATAATTTAACAGATGCTGATTTAGAATTGTTAATTTATTTTGATTGTATGGAATTCTTTACAAAACAAGATTATAAAATAGGTACATACGCATATAGTTGGGACAATAAACGCTGGAACAATTTATTAAAAGAGGGTTGGATAGTGGTTTGGAGAAATAGAAACCATACAACTCAAAAATACAATATATATAAAGTTTCATTTAAGTGTAAGCAACTAATAAGTAAAATGTATCGTATAATGTTAGGTAAAGAAGATATACCAACAAGTCATAGGAATACTATAATGAAAGGTAAAACATACATGGACACTGTTGCAATAACAGCAATACATAATGTTAATAATGATAAATCACGGAATTTAAACAATTAAAATAATAACACATGGCATACGTTTCAGTAGGCGGATCAGTTATGGGGCAAGCAAATCCTATTTCTACGGGATCAATACAAATACCAAGCGCAGGTACTATGCCCGTGCCTCAGGGAGGGGCAATGCAAATACCAAGCGCTGGATCAATGCCAATCCCAACTCCAACAGAAGTTAAACCAAATCAAATGGTACAAAATCAAATTAATCCAAAAGCTTTTGGAGCGCCGGCAGCAATAGAAGGAATGTATGGACAAGCAAATCCAGGTACATTTACAAGATCTGTTGGAAATCCAAATCCAGCATTTGGAAAGCCAATTGCGCCACCAATGGATATACAAGATACATCTTCAATAGCACCAACACAAAACTTTGAAAATCTTTAATTATGAATATAAACGCAAAATTACACCCAATTACTTCTTTTGATAAAGAAGCTAAAATGGCAGGCTTAGGAGCAAATGCACTATGGAATGGCCCATTAGATACAACAGGTTATCCTAAAGGAAAAGGATCTAGTTCTGGTAAAAACGGAATTAAACTTAGATTTGATGAGCCGGTTTACAAACCAGGGCCTATTACAATGAAAGCAAAAGGAAAATATTAAAAATTTTTATAAATAAAAACAAACAACTAAAACAAAAAAACATGACAAATTTTATTTCAATTCCTGTAACTAGCGCAACAGCTTATGCTGCAGGACCTAGATTAGTTAACGTAAATACACTTACTGGTGTTTTCGCAACGGGTGCTGCTCAAGTAACGCTTTATACAGTAGGCGAGAACATTGTGCTTACTACAACCGCAGCTAAAGCTGTTGAAGTTCTTACTGCAGTTAATTCTGCAATTGCCGCTGTTCCTGGTGGACAAGTTGTTGCTGTAGCTCTACCAGCTGGTTCTCAAGTTACTTCTGTATCAATAGCATAATAATAATATTAATGCCCCTATAGATTAATTTTTATAGGGGATTTAATTAAACAAAAAAACATGGCAACTAAAAAAATTGTTGAAAAGAAAACAGGAGAAAAGTATGCTTCTAAAGCAGCTATGGCTAAACACGAAAAGAAAGAAAGCAAAGCTGAGCAAATGAAAGAGTATGGTAAAGTTAAAAGAACTCCAGCTCCAAAGCAAATGGCTTCTTCTGCTAAAATGAAAAAATGCTAATATAATTAATATGGCATTAGGAGATACAATAGAAAAAATTGTAACGATAACTTATATTAAAAAAATAGTTGATGGAGTGACTACCTTTGCTAATTTAGATTGTGGTTGTCAAGAGCGCAAAGAAGCATTAAATAATCCCGATTTATTAATAAACAAAATATTTTACAAAGATGGCGTTTCAAATGAAAGGGGCTCCTTACGAGCTTAACAATACTCCAATCTATAGCACAGATATGGATGGAGACGTATTAGGTATGGCGCAAAACAATGGGACAATTCTAGTTAATAAAGATGTATCCCCTTTAGAATTAAAAAAGAATAAAACAATATCACATGAAATGGTTCATATAGATCAAATGAAACGAGGTGATTTGGACTATACGGACACGCATGTAATGTGGAAAGGAAAGAAATATTCCAGAGCCAAAATGAAAGAAGGTTCTAAAAAGTTGCCCTGGGAAATGGAGGCGTATAAAAAGCAATAAATACGCGTAATAATAATATTATATAAATCTAATATTATTTAATTATGAAAAAAGTATTTTTAATTGTGGCTATTGTGGTAGCATCAGTGTTTGTTATTTTTAATTTAACAAATACAAAAAAAATTAACACAAATGATTTAATTGGCTATTGGAAACCAAATGAGGAATCTTCACAATTATTTTTTTGGGAAGATAATAATGGAAATATTCAAGTGCAGGAAATAAGTGGCACTAGCGGGGAGCCCCTTGATGTTATAAATTTTAAAATTTATGATGATTATTTTTTAATAAAAACAATTTTTAAACCAAATAACTGGATAGCTAATAGCGAATATACTTTTGTAAATGATACGACATTGAGTTGTATTGTTAAAAACTCAGAAGGAGCCGTAGAATTAATATATACAAAAATTAAGTAATTAACAACAACAAAAACAAAAAAAATGGCATACACACAAAACCCAGGAGGCCCACTAAAACAAAAAACAGGGCATGGAATTCCATCTGCATTTAGACAAGACGCGGGAACCCCAGTTAAACAAATGAAGGCAATTAAAAATCTTTATAATCAAGGTAAAGAATTGGTAACAGACATTGGAGATAAAATATATAAAGGCGCGGAATATCTTAGCGAAGTGACTGAAGGTAGACATGGGAGTGCAAATTATAGTGAATCCGACGAAGATATGAGAATAAAAAATCTTCCGTCTGTAAAAAACCCAAAAACTAAGGAAGAAAAGAAAACGGCGGTAACTAGACAAATGAAATCTCCTGCAATGCAAAAAAAGAAAGAAAAAAGCTTTTTAGATAAAGCCGGTGAATTTGTAAGTGAAAAAGCTAATCAAATTGGATCGGCAATATCTTCTGCTAACAATGCTGGACAAGCGGCCTACGATCAAAGCATAAAAGGAGATACATTTTGGGGTGGCAGCGGTGCGAAAAGAAGTTACACTAAAGACCCAACCGAATATGTTAGTGCATTTGTTGGTGATCTTATGTCAGATAACAATTCAAAAACCAAGGAAAAAAAGAAAACACCTGCTACTAGACAAATGAAACCTAAAGCTTCTATGGCTAAAAAGAAAACTAAAGGTTCTGCGGCTAAAATGAAATCGTGCTAAATTAAAAATTTATACGATGGCATTTAATCTATCACCAAGAAACAAAAATTTTAGTAAAACCGGGCATGGCTTTTCTGATGGTATGATTAAGTCAATGCCTCCATTACATCAATCAAAAAGAGTAATTGAGAAATCATTTAAAGGCCCGTTAAAACAAGAAAGATCTTTTTTTGGGAGTGTTATTAACGCGGCGCTTAATCCAATTGATACCGTCGCAGCTTTAAGCTCTACCGTTAGCGATTACGTTTCTGGTAATACACAATCAAAACCAAAACCAAAACCAAAAGTAAAAACAGAAAAACCAACTATAAACTCGTCTGGAGAAACTGTACCTACAATACCTGCTAGTGAAAGTTGGAAACGACTTTCTCAAGCTTCAGAGAATAAAGCACAAAGAGTTTATCCAAGTGATGCTGAAGGTAATTTTAAAATAGATAGAGGATTAGGATATACTCCTCCAAATCCAAAAACTTTTGAAGAAACTAAATTAACTGAAAATGTAAAAGCATATAAAGGTACTGTTGCTGGATTAAAAAATATTCAACAGAGCAAAGATCCAGATGTACAAGCTGCAATAAATAAAAAAATTGATTATTGGCAAAATCCAGAAGTACAAAGAATGTATCTTAATAATCATCCAGAATATAAAGGTGATTTAAAGAAAGCACAACAGGATATAAATACCCATTTAGCTTTAGGCGCAAATTATGAATATGTTCCTTCTGGAAAATTTTCAATACAAAACCAAAAACAAATTGGAGTAGGATCTGGCGCCGCTGCAAATACTTTTTTTCCAGGTTATAATCAAACTTATGTATATCCAAACGGAAAAGTAGCTCCTGAAGGAAAATACGACGATAATCAAACTAGAAACTTAAGAGATCTTAGAAGTCAAAGAGGTATTGTAGCATACAAACCTTTTGAAAAAGGAGATGATAGAAACCAATTAAGAGCAGAAATAGGTCATGAAATGGTAGCTCATTCGGCTGGATTTGGAGAAAGACAAAAAGATGCTTTAGGAAAAATATTAGGGGATGTATCAGAACAACCTGGAGATGATAAAAGAGGTACAGATTCGTCTATAACTAGTGAAGGAAAAACTTATTTATCAAGAGGAGACGAAATGTATGGTAAATTTACAGAATATAAAGACCTTCTACACTTACTTCCTGGACAAAAAGTTAATAAAGAACAGTTAAAAGCTCTTGAAAAAAAATATTTAAAACCTAGCCTAGGTTCCTTTGAAAGTCTTTTTGACATAGATAGAAAAGTAAAAGCAATTAATGAAGTTGCTCAAGCTGGTAAAAAGAAAAGTAATCTTAATTTTTCTGGAAGTTCAGATAAAGAAGGTTTTAAATTTACTGGGAATTCAAATAGTAGTTATGCTTAATACATCAACAACAGGCTATAAAAGAAATAGTCCCGATAAAAATAAACCTTACAATGTAATACCTAGCGGGGACATCACAATGAAAAACGTAGATTTCCCCGTTTTGGGTATTGATAATGAAGGCAATTCTAAAGTTATGAAACCAGGTGAAGATTATTCTTTTCCAGGTGATACTGTTTTAGAGTTTAGAATAGGAACAAAAAACAAAAATAAAATATACAATAAAATATTTAAAAAATAAATTATGGGACAATACGGTAATCAACCAGATTTTGGAACAAGAGCGGTAGCAATAACGCCTAAAGGATTTGCTGGGGGTAGTTATGTTAATATATCATATCAAGACTCTGCGGGTGATACACAAAATGTATATCTTACAAGTACAAATTTAAATGTAAGTACATATATAGATGGAACTCCAATATTAAAAGCAACAAATCTTACTGAATGGAATGATTACTATAATAGTGACGTAGGTTGTTGGGCATATTCTAATTTTGATGATTCTTATGCTAAATTTGGAAAAATTTATAATAGATGGGCAGCACAACAGGAGAATGGTCAAGTTTACCCACTAGGTTATCAATTATGGACAAGTGATGTTATGGGAGTAATGACTACAAATTATAGTTATAACGATGAATTAGGTAATCAATTAAAATCTATTCCTACTGGATATGAAGGGCAAAATGTTGATGGTACAACACTATGGGAATATAGTACTGGCGGACAAGGAACCGATATTTTTGGTTTTACAGCATTACCAGGAGCTGCTCTTGTAGATGGTGAGTTTGACGCAGCAGGACGAGGTACTAGTTTTTGGAGTAATGATAGTGGACAACGCGGTGAATTAATTTTTAATAGAGAAGATTTTAAATACCCTGAGGCTATTTCTGGCGATGGTTATTATATTAGGATGCAAGTAGATCCTACAGATGTAGATTATGTTGCACCACAACCGTTAAATTCTGCTGCATTATATGTAGGAACTGGCGGGGATTTAGTAGTTACCATTGTTGGTAGTGAAACTCCGGTTATGTTTAAAAATGTACCAGACGCATCGTTCTTACCAATCATTGTAAGTAATGTATGGGAAAGAGGAGATGATGGATTAACTACAGCGTCTGATATTATAGCAATTTACTAATGGGATTTGGAATTGGCATAGGAATTGGTTGGCCAATGACGAGTAGTTCACGTGGCAGTAAACAAGGATGGTTTAAAATTGAAGAAAATTGCTTAGGTAAAAAATTTGCCCATGTGTATTCTCAACAATTATTATTTACAGATTACTCAGAAGGTGATTATGTTTTTTTTCCTGAAGGTAATATCCGAGTATTACTAGGTCCTTTTTTTGAAGTATTACCAGATCCAAATGAAATAATTGAAATATCAGGCCCAGCATATGCTAATTGTGGAGTTTTTGTAAGATTTAATATTGAAGCTTTTTGTGATGAACAACCGCGTATAGCCGGTTGTTCTAATCCAGTAGATAGTTCTATATATAATACAGGAGATTATGTATTTTGTGACAATCTTGGTATTAAAGTATTATTAGGTGATATTGTTCCAGATGGTAATATTTGTCCAGCAACTTACAGTATATCAGGTCCAGTGTATAATAGTTGTACAGAAGGACTTGTTCGCTATCAAATTATTCAATGTTGTAATCAATTTCTACCAGAAGGAGCAGCAACGCAATTAGTAAATTCTAATTTATATACATACGGTGATTATGTATATAGTCCAAGTCTTGACTCACGTGTAACATTAGGAAGTATAACAGAATCCGTTGAAGTGGAATATCAAATTCAGGGACCTGCATTTAATGGGTGCGAATAATAAAATAAAATAATATGACAACAGAAGAAATTGCAGGAAAATTAGCGTTCTTTCACGAACAGTTCCATTTAATACACTGGGAAACTAGAAGTTTTGCAGAGCATACAGCTACAGGAAATTTTTATGATTATTTACAAGATTTTAAAGATGATGTAGTTGAAAAATTAATGGGTTATACTGGAAAGAGAATTCAGTCTTTAAAGATTGATGCTATTAATCCAAAAGCGGATTCTATGAAAATAGCAGATGAAGTAATGAAGTTTTCTAAAGATTTAGAATCTTATGGAGACACCGCAAAATTTGGAGACATCTCTAATCTGGCACAATCATTATCTGGCGAAACAGCAAAATTAAAGTATCTTTTAACATTATCATAATAACAATTAACAATTAAATTAAATCAAATGGAAGTAGTAAAACAAATTACGCAGGAACAGTTAGAAAAAGTAGTAAATCAACAAAAAGATTTGCAAGCATTATTAACTAACATCGGAGTATTAGAAACTCAAAAGCATGGGTTTTTACACCAAATTGCAGATGTTAATAAAGCAATTGAAGAATTTAAAACTGAATTACAAGAACAATACGGACCAATCAATATTAATTTAGAGGATGGTTCTTATACTGAAATCGTGGAAGAAGTTCCGGTAAGTGAATAATGAGTTCAGTAATTAGAAAGATAAGTATAGGCGTTGACTATAAAAACGAAGCAATGCATTATTCTGTAGGCCAACAGGTTTATGGGGGACATGAAATTGCATACATATTAGTAGATGATGAAGATCACTCGTATAACGTTTATATAAAAAAAGACGACGAAGTAATGCCATGGAAAAAGTTTAATCATAACATGGCTGTCTCAGTAGAATATGATTTAGAATATTAATGAAAAGTGTATTTAATTTTATCGTGAAACCTGTAGGGGACAGATACGATAATAAAATTACAGTAGACGGTAAAGACCTAATACTAAATACCCGAATTGAAAATTTTAAATCTGTGAATAACCTAGCGGTAGTAATATCTACTCCGCTGGCTTATTCAACTGATATAAAAGAAGGCGATCTTATCGTAATACATCATAATGTATTTAGAAAGTTTTACGATATGAAAGGTAAGCAAAAGAATAGTAGAGCTCATTTTATAGAAGACTCTTATTTTTGTGAACTAGATCAAATATATTTATATAATAATGGTGAAAAATGGAGAACAGTTGGAGACAGATGTTTTGTTAAGCCGTTAAAAAACATAGACCATTTAAAGCTCGATAAAGAACAAAGGCTTATTGGTATACTAAAATATGGAAATGACTCGTTAAACAAGCTTAAAATCAATCCAGGAGACCTAATAGGATATACTCCATATGGCGAATTTGATTTTATAATTGAAGGAGAGCGTTTGTATTGTATGAAATCTAATGATATTGTAATTAAATATGAATATAAAGGAGACGAAGCTGAATATAATCCAAGCTGGGCACAAAGCAGTGTTGGAGCTCATCAAAGTAGCTGAAGAAGCAATCTTAGATAATGGCGAAGATGATTTAGCGGCAGACAAATTAAAGAATGCCGCGGCTACAAAAAAGCTAGCTATATTTGATGCTTTTGAAATACTTACAAGAATAGAACTTGAAGAGCGTATAATATCCGATGAAGAAAACGCAAAAGACAATACTCAAAAAGTATTTAAAGGATTTGCAGAAGGGAGATCTAGATAATGTACGAACAAAATTTATTTAGGATAATCCCGGACCATATAAAAGCATCGGTAATTAAACAACAAAACAGGTATAACAAATGGAAGTATGGCTATAATAAAGAACACGATGTTATTGTTATAAGCAAAACCGGTAAGATTGGAGAAATATACGAAATACAAAACTTAAAAGTTGCTTTGCCATTAGTTGAAGATTCTTATTCAAGATCTAATAAAAAAGAAGAGCAATATTGGGAAAAGATAGACTACCCAAAAGAACTTGAAAAAATAAAAAATGTATTTGATTGGAATAAGTATCCTGATCACTTTAGAGAACGCTGGTACGATTACGTAGACGCGGAATTTAAAAGAAGAGATGAAGGGGCATTTTTTAATAACAATGGAACACCAACTTACATAACCGGTACACATTATATGTACTTGCAATGGAGCAAGATAGATGTTGGAGCGCCAGATTTTAGAGAGTCAAATAGATTGTTCTTCATATTTTGGGAAGCTTGCAAAGCAGATCCAAGGTGTTATGGAATGTGTTATTTAAAAAATAGACGTTCTGGATTTTCATTTATGTCTTCAGCAGAATTGGTTAACCAAGCAACAATATCAAGCGATTCAAGATTTGGTATATTATCTAAATCAGGAGGTGACGCTAAAACAATGTTTACCGACAAAGTTGTTCCTATATCATTAAATTATCCTTTCTTTTTTAAACCTATCCAAGATGGTATGGATAGACCTAAAACAGAGTTAGCATATAGAGTGCCAGCTTCTAAATTTACAAGAAGAAAATTAGATAATAGCGACGCTCCAGAAGAACTTGACGGATTAGA